AAGAACTACCTGCTCAAGTACAGGCCCGTTAATTATCTGGTAGGCCAACTAGATAGGAAACGCACCCTAGAAAACGAACAGCCTCTTGTCGGTGTTTAGCTTTGTAACTCGAAGCCAAATATCAGGAGGATTTACTATGGCTTTTACAACCGCAACGGGTCACGGAAATTTACCAAACGGTAATTTTAGTTCCGTAATCTATTCCAAAAAGGTGCAGCTTGCATTCCGTAAATCTACGGTTGCAGGTGACATCACAAACTCTGATTATTTTGGCGAGATCGCTGCTCAAGGTGATACCGTTAAGATTATCAAAGAACCTGAAATCTCAGTTAGCTCTTATGCACGTGGTACACAAATTACTGCACAAGATCTTGACGATGAAGATTTTTCTCTTGTCGTAGATAAAGCAAACTACTTTGCGTTTAAAATCGACGACATCGAAGAAGCTCACTCACATGTGAACTTCATGGACTTGGCTACTAATCGTGCAGCATATCGCTTGTCAGATCAGTATGACCAAGAAGTATTAGGTTACTTGGCAGGATACAAGCAGTCTGCATTACATGCTTCTGCTGATACTGTAAACGACCAAGTAAATGGTACAAAAGCTGTTTCAACCGCAGGTTCAGACGAATTGCTTTCAAGCATGAAACTGAAAAAAGGTGACTTTGGCAACATTACAACAACTTCTGCTGGCGATCACTCGATTCCAGTAGCAGCTCGTTTGCCAGGAGCAACAGCTCTACCAACAGCAACAGCTTCACCAGCAATGGTTGTAGCTCGTATGGCTCGTCTACTTGATCAACAACAAGTTGATAAAGATGGACGTTGGTTGGTTGTAGATCCAGTGTTCATGGAAATTCTACGTGATGAAGACTCACGTCTTTTCAACGCAGACTTCGGTGAATCAGGTGGACTACGAAATGGTCTTGTCTTGAATAACTTCCACGGATTCCGTGTATATACTTCAAGCAACCTACCATCAGTCGGTACAGGTCCAGGTACAACTGGTTCTGCTAACCAAAACACTAACTATGGTGCTATTGTTGCAGGTCATGATTCTGCTGTCGCAACTGCGGAGCAAATCAATAAGACTGAAACTTACCGTGATCCAGACAGCTTTGCTGACATTGTTCGTGGTATGCATCTATATGGTAGAAAGATCCTTCGTCCTGAAGGTATCGTTACTGCCAAGTATAACGCAGCGTAAGGGAGGATTGAATTATGGCATTAGGTGATAACACACTCCAAGCGGCACGAGGTAACTCACAGCGTGGACGCAACCCTTATATGGTTCAAACTGTATTGAACCTAGCAACTGCTTTGTCAGACAAAGGTTCTGCTCTTGCAGCAGCCGATGTTGTTCCTGTAATTGCTGTACCAAAAGGTACAATGATTTTGAATGCAGGTATTGAAGTTGACACAGCATCAGATGGTTCTACATTTACTGTAGATCTTGGTACTGGTGTTGACCCTGACGTATTTGTTGATGGTTTTGACGGTACATCTGCAGCAGCAGTAGTTGCACAAAATCCTGCAGTATATCAGCCAGTAATGGCTGTTGCTGATGACAACATTGATCTGACAATTGCTACATTGTCTGGTGGTGCTGTTACTACAGGTAAATTCCGTATCTGGGCTGTTCTTATGGACTGTACAGATGCAGGTAATGACGGTACTGCTAATGAAGTAGACCGTGACTTACTAGCATAAAATAACTTTAGGGGCTGCTTTTGGGTGGCCCCTTTAGCACATCTAAATGATACTTAAAGCTAAAAATAAATTACCTGATTGGGATATTAGAGTATTTAATCTAGATGAAGTGTATGCTAAAATGGATGAAGCTGCTTTACTAGACAAAAATTTTTTAGCTGCAATTAAAAAATCACTAGATGAAAATGGAATGCTTTGGCCTCCAATAGTTTGGTCACAAAAAACCTTTCTACTTTATGCTGAAGAACAACCATATAGGCAAGATCCTAATAAACCTATAGACGTAGATTTTAAATATCGTTGTGCTATAGGAAACAACAGATTTAACTACGCCAGACAAAATGGATATAAACAAATAGAGTGTGTTTATGTTTCAAATTGGCAAGACAAAGATGCAGTATTAGAAGTAACTAAAATGGAATACTGCGTAGACTTTTAAAAAGGAAATCCAAACATGGCTATCACAACAGCAATGTGTACAAGTTTTAAATCAGAAGTTCTAGGGGGTACTCATGATTTGGATACCCATACTTTAAAGCTTGCACTAATTAAAAGCGGTATGTCTGGTACATACGGTGCAGCAACAACAAATTATTCAGATGTTACAGGAAACTCTGACGAAGCTACAGGTACTAACTACACAGCAGGTGGACAAAACCTAGATGGTGCTACTATCTCTACAGATGGTACTACAGCTATCGTAGACTTTACAGATGAAGTATTTTCCAACGTAACAACTTCAGCAGCAGGTTGTATTATTTACAACTCTTCTGCTTCAAACAAAGCGATATGCGTAATTGATTTTGGTGGTACGGTAAGTGCTACAGCAGGTGACTTAACTATTGAGTTTCCTGCAGCAGCAGCGAGTACTGCCGTAATACGTATTGCCTAACAAATGTCTTTCTACGACTCCTCTGATGCCCTCTATGGCACAGGTAGGTATGGCTCTGCAAGTTACGGAAGCGTAGCTCCTAATGTAGCCTTATCGGGAGTTGGTGCAACTGGCGCAATAGAAACTGTAAGCGTTGGTGGTTTTGAAATTGACATATCTGAAAACCTACTCAGTGTATCAGCAACAGGTGCAATAGGTTCTGTAGGAGTAGGTGCAAGTGAAACACTCGCTAGTGTAAGTGCTACAGGTAGCATAAACACAGTAAAAGAAAATGTTGCAGAAGAACTAGGCAGTGTATCTGCTACAGGTGCAGTAGGTACAATAGAGCCACAAGTAGATGAAGACTTAAACAGTGTATCTGCTACAGGTTCTATAGGAACACTTACAGTAAATGTAAGCGAAACTTTGGCAAGTGTATCTGCAAATGGTGCAATAGCTACAGTAGAAGCTAAAACTGCTGAAAACTTATTAAATGTAACAGCTACGTTTTCACTGGGTACAATTAAACCAAATGTATCTGAAAGCCTAGCATCTGTATCTGGAACATTAGGTACTCCTTCAGTAACAGCTAGATCATCTTCTAAAGCTGAGATTGTAGGACTAGAACTAACTGGCAGTATTACTGAACCAGAAGCAACAGTAGACGAAGCACTACAAAGTGTATCTGCAACAGTATCGCTAGGTAGTATTAATGTAGGTGTTATAGAAAAACTATCTAGTGTTTCTTCTTCAGCTATAGTAAATTTACCAGTAGGCAACGTAGTATCAATTCAATTTAATTATGAAGCAGTTAAGCACAGATATAATAAAAGAAGAACTGTCTTACTACCGAGGGTTGCATAATGCCTACTTCACCTTCAGAAAGAACTGTACTAGTAAGACCTCAAAACAGATTAGTTTTTGTAGACGCACAAACCACTACTAGTTCTAAAGATAGAACTGTAATAGTAGAAAAACAAAATAGATTCGTATTTATAAAAAGAAAGCCTAGATCAGCAGATCGTGTTGTCTATGCTAATGAGGATTAAAAATGAGTTTCCGTTGGCCAAGTAAAGACCCTGATGAAACATTAGACTACAGTGTAGACTGGTCAAGATTTCTTGATACAGCTATAATTAACTCAGTAGTATGGTTTGTAAAGTCTAATACTTATAATGTAAAAACACAATTAAATGCAGGACAAAACTTAACCAACGCTTCTAGTAATGCAGTAACAGATACAATACAAAATGTATCTCAAACAAATACTAACACTGTTGCAACTATAAATATTGCTGGTGGATCAAACAATGTAGAGTATACTTTCTTTTGTCAGATGACGGATGATACAGGAAGTACAGCAGAGCGTAGTATTAAGTTAAGACTGAAGGAACGTTAATATGGCCTATGATTATATTGGACTTGTAAACGACATAAACCGTAGACTTAACGAAGTTGAACTTACGGGTGGTACAGGTACAAACGCAAACTTTGCTACAGCTACTGGTGAATACTCTATGATTAAAGATGCAGTTAATTCTGCAATCCGTTTTATTAATCAACATGAGTACGAGTGGCCTTTTAATCACGTAGAAGAAACTGAAACACTAACCCCAGGTTTGGTAAGATATGCATCCCCTACTGATTCTAAAGTGTTGGATTTCGATAGCTTTCGTATTAAAAGAAATGACACACTAGGCAACGACACCAAAAAACTTCGTTTACTATCTTATGAAGAGTATTTAGAAAAGTATTCTGACTATGAGTACAATACTTCTACTGGCATACGTGCGTTACCAGAGTTTGTTTTTAGAACTCCTGATGATGGTTTTGGTATAGTAGCTCCACCAGATAAAGCATATGAATTAGTTTATGAATACTACAGATTACCAGTTGATTTAATTAATGACACTGATGTACCCACAGTCCCAGAACAATTTAGACATGTTATTGTAAATGGTGCAATGCACTTTGCCTATATGTTCAGAGGTGAAACACAAGAGTCTATGCTTATGCAAACAAAGTTTGAGACTGAAATAAAACAAATGAGGAGCCTGTATATTAACCGTTACGATTATGCTAGATCTACTGTTGTAAACAGAGGTAACGTTTCTTACAACACTATTCAGGTCAACTAATAAATGCCTACCAATCGCCAAACATATCCCATTAAGTTTAGTGGTGGGCTTATAACTAATATGAGTCCTTTGCAGCAAGGTATGGAAATGCCTGGATCTGCACGTATCCTTAGAAACTTTGAGCCATCTATTGAAGGTGGATACAAACGAATACTGGGATACGATAAATACGATTTAGATATTATACCGCCCTATGGTATACCTGTTGTACATGGTGCATCACAAACTGGTACAAGTTTAGCTCTTGCAAATATTAGACAGACACCAGAAACAGGTGATAAGTTTAAACTAGTACATGGCACTGCAAATATAAATGGTACATCTACTATTGGTACTTCAAATGGACCAACTGCCCTTGTTAACGGTGCAGTAACAGCAGATAACACTATAATTGTAGATACTGTTGCTTCAGGCACTATAGCAAAAGGTCAGGCTGTAACAGGTGTAGGTATTGGAAGTAACGTTACAGTATCTAGTGTTACAGCAGGAGCTACAGGTAACTTTACTGTAGTGTTAAATAGTAATGTAACTGTTGCAGATAACTTAGCATTACAGTTTACTTTTAAGACTACTACCTTTGCAATAGATGGTATAACAGGTACAATACAAACAGGTATGGAAATTGTTGGTACTGGTATTCCAAGAGGAACAACAGTACAAGCTTTTTCATCACCAAATATTACAATAGGCAGTGCAGCAGATACATTATCATTAGTACTTACAGATGATACTGCACTAGAGTTTAAAACTGAATATACTATTGGTGCAAGCGTTACCTTTGATGATGATGACAATAGGGCAACTGTAGATATATCACCTACTCTTGTTACTTCACCTGCCAATGGAGATGATGTAGAGTTTACAAGTACAACTACTAAACATCTTACAATAGGTTGTGGTGTATTTCTTGACTCAGTTATTGTAGCTAGAAATGAAAGTTTAATTAAAACATCTGGTACTGGATACTCACTAGTAAATGTACCTACATACGGAACTGTATTAGTAAACGGTGCATCACAAACAGGAAGCAGTCTAATTGTAGATGGGTTAGATTCCACACCACAACTTGGCGATGTGTTTAAAATTGCAGGTGTAGATAAGATATATACAGTAACTGCAACACCTACAGTTACATCAGGTGGGGCTACAATAGCAATAGATCCTGCACTAGCAAGCTCACCTGCAGATAATGCTGTTATAACTTTTTTAAGCACGTCAAGAGAAAATGCTGGTAAAA